CCAATCCAAGGCAACAGGGCTGTTGTTCGCACCGATACCAATGAGGTTCTCGGTGTGCATGGCTCACGCTATCAAGCCGTAACCCACGATACAGTGGTGAACAGCATCACCGATGCGGTCAAAGCTGCAAACATCAGCGCAGACTGGACATTAAAAACCTATACCGCAGAAGGTGGTCGCAAGTTTCGGGGCGAGATTTTGTTTAACGATCTGACTGTTGAGCCAGTAGTCGGAGACTTCGTTAAGTTTCGCATCTCGTTCTTCAACAGCTACGATGCAAGCTGGCCCTTCCAACAGTCAGCTGATGGCCTGCGCCTGTTTTGTGACAACGGATGCACTCACGCTATCGCAACAGCCCGATCCAAATTCAAACACACTCAGTCGATCAACATTGAAGGTAGCGCCGACAAGATGGTGGTTGGTATGCACACCTTCATAGAGCAGCGTGATGTCTGGCGTGACTGGATGAAAGTTAAAGTCAGCGACGAGATGGCTGAGTTGTTCTTTAAGACCACGCTTGCCAAAGCACCAAGCCACCAGAAGCTAGTCGAGAAAACCAACGACAAGCAGTTGGAAAGATTGCTTGGTATCTGGCACGACGAGCGCCGCCAGTTGGGCAGCAACAAGTGGGCCTTGTATAACTGCATGACTTACTGGGCATCGCATACCTATGACCTCAAGAACCCAGAGGTAGCCCGCCGCAACCGAGAGGATGCAATCACTAACGCAATGAAATCAAAGCAATGGGAGATGCAATGACACGCAAAGACTATGAACTAATCTGCGACAAGCTGGCTCCGCTGTTCTACTATCCGACAGCAATCTCAGAAGCCGCAGACATCCTAGCAACAACCAACCCACGCTTCGACCGCGATAAGTTTATCCGTCGAGCCACAGAGAAATGGGAAGAACGCTATGCACAAAACGCGCCACGAGTGGACGACTACATTCCTTATTAAGCATGACGACCCTGACGTTTACGTCATCAGGAATTGTCCAGAGTGCGGAGGATCAGGCGAACTTGAGTATGAGTATGCCAAACCACGCCTCGACGGAGATGTTGACTACATCGATGTCTCTGATGCCTGCTGGAATTGTGACGGACACGGCACTGTAGAGATCAAGCAAGACGATCTTCTTGACGACGACGAGTAGCTGCGTTAATGCAGCGGTATGAAATCATACCTCGACAGTCTTAAACAAATAGCAGAGGCGCACAACGTGCCTCTGCTTCGAGCCTTCCAAGCTGCTGGCTTGCCAACATCAACCTACTATCGGACGATCAACGGTGTGACTGAGCTTCGGCATGATACTGCCGACAAGGTAAAAAAATCCATTGACGAACTTTACAAGATTCAACAAGCCGATCAAGATACCTAAAGACTATGAGCTTCTAGTTTCTGAGTTGACTAACGCTCGAACTAGCATGAACATTAGTCAAGAATCTTTGGCCTATAAAATCGGATGCACTAACTCGCTGATCCACAAGTGGGAAACACACAAGCGATTGCCATCTGGTTTCATGTTGATCTGTTGGTTGGACGCACTTGGCTACGAAATCGAAGTTAAAAAAAGGGACAGCGAAATGTGACTCTTGCAACTTTGTTGTGAGAAATTTCGTTGCCATACTGAAACACGATCACGCACGAACCAATAACAAGCATTGGTTTATCTGCACTGATTGTTATGAGGCCGACCTATGGCAAACAAGAATAAGCTCAAAGGAAGCTACCATGAAAAGTGGTTCGTGGACTGGCTCCAAAAGCTCGGCATCAAAGCGAAACGTCAGCCCCTCTCAGGAAGTTTGGGAGGAGAATATAGCGGCGACATCAAGCTCGAACTCTTTGGACTGGAACTGGTAGCCGAGGTTAAGTATCGGGATGCCAGCAATTTCCCAAGCCCCTTTTCTGTCTTAGAAAACAGGGACTTGGCACTATACAAAAGACGGAGGGGAACTCCGCAAACTTTAGTCATAATCAGCGGCGAGACATTCGCCAAACTTATGGAGAACAGCAATGGAATACGGAACATCACCACACAAACTGCACAGGACTGAAAGCCCATCGACTAGCATCGAAGCCGCTTACTCTGTGGATACAACGACACTTGAGCGTATGGTTCACGATGAAATAAAATTAGCTGGAGAGAGTGGACTGATTGCTGATGACTTGCTTCGTATATTCAGCGACTTTCCTTACTCATCTATTACCGCTCGATTTTCTGCGCTTGAACGCAAGGGTTTGATCCAGCGCAATGGCGATAAGAGGGAAGGCAGAAGCGGTCGCAGTCAACTTGTAATGACCGCAGTAGTTTAACAATGTCCTTCGCTCACATGGCGTGGGCATGGAGCAACAGCATTGGCGACCCACTTGCCAAGCTGTTGCTTCTATCCCTAGCTGACCGCGCCGATAAAGAGACAGGTCAGTGCTGGCCGAGCCTTGGTCGCTTGGCAGAAGACACAGAGATGAGCAGCGCAACCGTTGCTCGTAAGCTCAGATACCTAGAAGAACGTCAGCTAATCCAGAGAACGCAGCGCAATGCAACCTCTACTTTATATACTCTACCCTATCTCACAGAGAGACAGGAGGTGTCTCACACAGAGACAGGGGGGTGTCTCACAGTGAGAGACAAACCTATAAGTAATAATCTATCAGAGAATAATATATACTTCGAAGACTTTTGGTCGAAGTATCCAAGGAAGACTGGCAGGGGTCAGGCTCGCAAGGCATTCGACTCTGCTATGAAGAAGGCGACCCTCGCTGAACTGATGGATGGACTAGATAAGTTTGTCTCTTCTTCGCAGGGAACTGAGACTCGGTTCATTGCTCATGCTTCGACATGGCTGAACGGAGAGCGTTGGCTAGATGAATATGAAGCGGGGTGGCAAGATGTCCTCAATGACCTATGAACAAAGAATGGCTGAACTCAAACTCTGGTTCAGCAAAGAGATCGCAACGCGGTTCACAATGCCAACAGGCATCGACCCCAAGCTCTCAATCACAGACACACTCGACGCAGTAAACAATAACCTACCTCTGAACATAACGCAGGCGCAGATGCAGCACCTCGTCGCCTCCATAGCGAAAGAGGTGGTGCAATCTGCGCGGACCAGAACCCTACCCCAACCCAAGGAGTTTATAACCGCCGCCGCAAATGCCTCTAGGAGCTACAGAGAGGAGCCTACAGGGGCCGTCTCTACCTTCGACGACTCTGGGCAGCTACGAAGAATAGAGCGGCTTATACGGGACAGAAAAGCGGTGCCGGAAAGCTGGCTTAAAGGTGAGCGCAGAAAGGAACTGCTTGCCGAGACCTCGGTAACACTCAGTGATCTTGCTGCATACGACAAGACAATGGCTGGGTGGATCACCGAGGAAGATGATTTCCTGAATGAGTCGCAACCGATTCAGGAAAATTAGTGAACTGGGGGATAGGGTCTACACATTTCCCCAGTTTTTTTTCGTTTTTTGCACAATTATACGCCCTAGAATTATTGACTCTGCTGCGAATAAGCAGTAGCGTCCTGATGTGGAGGAGAACACATGGAACGTAAAGGATTCATCGGCGGTTCCGACTGCGTAAAGATCATGCAGGGGAACTGGCTAGAACTTTGGCAGGTAAAGACTGGCAGGCTGGAGCCTGACGATCTGTCAAACAACGTGGCTGTTCAGCTTGGCATCTGGACTGAGAACTTTAACCTGAGATGGTTCGAGCGTCAGCACGGTGCTGTAATCAAGAACCACCAGATGCAATTCGAGAAGCAGATCGGATCGGTTCCCGTCAAGGGAACTATAGATGGAAGGTGGGGTGGAACTATTGTTGAAGCCAAGCACACCAACAACTTCAACACGATGGACACTCTGATCCAATACTATATGCCGCAGCTTCAGCTATACTGTCACCTAGCTGGCAGCGATGGCGCACACCTGTCTGCAATCTTCGGCAATAATAAATGGGACTCTGCCTATGTCGGATACAGTGAAGAGTATTTCAATTCAATGTGGGCAGTGGTGTCTGACTTCTGGGGTTACGTTATACGCGATCAAGAGCCGATTGCTGTTGACCTCATACAGATTGAAATGGACAAGATCGAGGTGGACAACATGGTCTGCCGTGACGCCGGAACAGACAACGAGTTTATCGACGCGGCCAACCGTTACGTCGAGAACCAAGATCAGGCTCGTCTATTCAAGATAGCAAAGACAGACCTGAAGAACATGGTCGCAGATAATGAGCGAGAAGTCTACTGCGACCTGATTACAATCAAGCGCGACAAGCGAGGATCGCTTCGCATCACACCACGGAGAGTCTGATGATTGGCGTTTACGCATTCTGCCACGCTGATACTCGCAAGGTATATCCAACATACATTGGAGTGTCTAATGACATAGAAAAGCGCATCAAGCAGCACAAAGGTAGAGAATACTTCGACAATAAGCTAATCTATCAAACCTTTAATGACATTGAAAAAGCCAAGGAATGGGAGAGAAGGTTAATCACATGGTATAACCCGCACTATAACAGGAAGTTTTATCGAACTCCCAAGATGTGGGAGGTGTCTGACATCGATGGTCTATTTTCAAATAAGATACATAGACCTTGGGCCTATGTGTCTGTTGCAGATGCAATCGAAATCAAAAGACTAAAAGGAGAACTCTGATGAAACGAGGAATGACTAACCTTGGCTTCCTGTCATACTATGATGAAGGCGGAGAGGGAGAGGTTTACTTAGACGCAGAGTTCTTTGACCTTGACGGTATTATACAGCTGGACATACTGGGTGATTGGATTCACCTGTTAGAGTCCATACAGAAAGCAGTCAACAAAGCAGAATACGGAGAACACTAATGACTGACGCAATCAAAGACCTAATCAAAGCCCAGAAGCAAACCGCACCTCTGGTTAAGAACGCGGTGAACCCGCACTTCCGCAACAAGTATGCCGATCTTGGCGCTGTCCTTGAGGCTTCGCTTGACGCATTCCATGCCAACAACTTCGCAATGATCCAGCACAATGGAGCAGACGAGCATGGACAATACGTTGCCACCTCTCTGGTCCACACCAGCGGCGAGAGGTTCGAGTCCAAAGTTTATCTGGTTCTATCCAAGAACGATATGCAAGGACTCGGAAGTGCAATCACCTATGCCCGCAGGTATGGGCTTCTCTCGCTGGCAGGACTGGCAGCAGAAGACGACGATGGTAACGCAGCCGTGAAGAGCGGGCCTGCACCAGTTACTAAGTTTGTGAAGGACGCAGGATTCTAATTCGTGGCAGCGGTGGCTTCATCCGTGGTGAGCCTGAAGGGGTGGCGGGTTGCCACGAATCCACCCCACTAACTTTAACATAGGAGCCAGAAGCATGGCAGATTACGACGACACCGACAAAGGCGCAGCATTCCGCCCCTTTGATTCGCAGCAGATGATCCTTCAGGGA